AGGCAGATATAAGTGAGGCTAAAGAATTACCAATGCCTCCAGATCCAGAAATTACTCGTATGGAGTATGATATGAAGGATCAACTTATCCGACAAACTATTATGACTACACAGGATGATGTTAAAGAAATTAAAACACAAATGTTGAGGATGGAGGAGAAAATTGATAACTTAAGATAGAGTTATGAAAAACCTTTTAATTACATTTTTTACCATATCATCAACAGTATTTAGTCAGGATTTTTCTGATGGCATGGTTGCTGTTGAGTTTAACGCTAGTTTTAATAAAGCTAACGAAGTATCTTGGCTATCTAAGCTTACAGATTGTGAAACTCAAAGGGTTGATATAACTGCAGATTCAAGATGGTCTAAAGAATATAAGATAGTAGTTGTTCCTACTATTGTTATATTTAATAATAACGAAGAAGTAAAAAGATTTCAAGCAAATATTATGATGACTATGGAAGCTACTAAGAGTGAGGTACAAAACTCTATAGACGAAATAGTAATGGAAGCCTTTTAAATATAAATTATGAAACTTAGTAAAAATTTTACTGTTGCAGAAATAGAGCACAGTAACACCGCAAAGAGATTAGGTATAAAAAATGAAATGCCAGAAAAACACTTGGAAAATATGCAAAGGCTTATTACAAATCTTATACAGCCTATGCGTGACGCTCTTGGTCCTATCAGGGTCACTAGTGGTTATCGTTCCAAAGAACTTAATCGTGCTATTGGTGGGAGCACTCGTTCACAGCATAGCAAAGCTGAAGCGGTGGACATCCAGTTTTGGTCAGAAGGAAAAATGAATAACAAAGTTATTTATGATTGGGTAATAAATTCAGGTATAGAGTTCGACCAAATGATAAACGAGTTTGATTTTGCTTGGATTCATATATCTTTAAAAGCAGACAAAAATAGGAAGGAAGTATTAGAAGCTTATAAGAATAATGATGGAGATACCGCTTATAAGTATGCTGATGATATAATAATATTATAATGAGTAAACTATTAAGTTTTTTAAGTGGAGGTGTAATAGAGAAGGTAGGTAATGTAATAGATAATCTATCTACATCTAAAGAGGAAGCTATGGTAGCTAAAAAGGCTATCAAAGAGGTAATGATGAAAGCTGAATCAGATGCTCAATCACAAGTTACTAAGCGTTGGGAAGCAGACATGAAGTCTGATAACTGGCTTTCTAAAAATATAAGACCTTTAATTTGTATATTCTTAACAGCAATGTTTGTTG